CAGGTACTTGGATTCAACATCGAGGAGCGTTCTGAACCTTGGGAAGGTGCCTGTGGTGTGTACTCTAACGTATTAGCGGAAGCTGCTATACGTTTTCAAGCAGAAGCAATGAGTGAAACATTCCCTGCAGCGGGGCCAGTACGTACTAAGATCCTTGGTGAGGAAACTAAAGAGAAATCTGAAGCTGCAGATCGTGTAAAAGCGGATATGAATTATGAATTGACCGAAAAAATGGTGGAATATCGGTCAGAACACGAAAGATTACTCTATAGCCTTGGTTTAGCAGGGTCAGCCTTCAAAAAAGTGTACTTTGACCCTAATTTAGGGCGACAAGTAGCCATGTACATACCCGCAGAAGACGTAATTGTGCCGTATGGAGCATCAAACATAGAGTCTGCAGAGCGTGTAACCCATGTTATGCGTAAAACTAAGAACGAATTACGGCGGTTACAGGCTAGTGGCTTCTATAGAGAGGTAGAGTTGGGGGAACCACTGCCTTACCACACAGATATAGAAGAGAAAAAGGCTAAAGACAACGGCTTTTCTCTTAGTGACGATGATAGATACGCTATTTACGAGATTCACGTAACAACAGTGATAGAGGGTGTAGATGATGAAGAGGATTTAGCTAAACCTTACGTCATAACTATAGAAAAAGGTACAAATACAGTACTAGCTATACGTAGAAATTGGAATCCAGACGATGAGCTTGAGTTAAAGCGGGAACATTTCGTACATTACGTATATGTGCCCGGATTTGGGTTTTATGGGCTTGGGCTTATACACATAGTAGGGGGGTACGCTAAAGCGGGTACCTCTCTTATACGCCAGCTTGTAGATGCAGGTACATTAGCTAACCTTCCGGGGGGTTTAAAGTCCCGTGGGCTACGCATATCAGGAGGAGACTCCCCTATAGAACCGGGAGAGTTTAAGGATGTAGATGTACCTTCTGGCAGTATTAAAGACAACATCATGCCACTTCCTTATAAGGAGCCTAGCCAAACGTTGTTATCCTTATTGGATACAATTACTAAAGAAGGCCGTAGGTTAGGGGCTATTAGTGATATGAACATCTCTGATATGTCGGCTAACGCCCCTGTTGGCACTACTTTGGCCCTGTTAGAACGTACATTAAAGCCAATGGCTGCGGTACAAGCACGTGTTCACTACGCTATGAAACAGGAGTTTAAACTCCTTAAAGTTATAATAGCGGCATACGCCCCCGAAGAGTATGGGTATCAACCCCAGCGTGGAGAAACGGGTGCTAGGCAGATGGACTATGACATGGTAGATGTCATACCTGTTAGCGATCCAAATAGCTCTACTATGGCCCAACGGGTAGTACAGTACCAAGCTGTACTTCAGATGGCCCAACAATCTCCGCAGATATACAACCTACCGCAACTACATCGACAGATGATAGAAGTATTAGGTATAAAAAACGCGGATAAGCTTGTACCCACAGAAGATGACGCAGATCCTGTAGATCCTATCAGTGAGAATATGAATAGTCTCATGGGTAAACCAATAAAAGCGTTTATGTATCAAGACCATGATGCCCATATAGCGGTACATACTTCCTTTATGCAAGATCCTACGGTTGGGCAGATGTTAGGTAAGAACCCTCAAGCCCAACGTATAATGGCTTCTTTACAGGCCCATATAGCTGAACATCTAGGGTTTTCGTACCGTAAACAGATAGAAGAGAGGTTAGGAGCTACGTTACCCGCGCCTAATGAAAAACTCCCAGAAGACGTAGAAGTAACGCTTTCTAGACTAGTTGCTAAGGCTGGGGTGCAGTTATCGCAGATGAATCAGAAGAAACAAGCACAGCAACAAGCTATGCAGAAGGCGCAAGACCCAGTAATACAGATGCAGCAGCAAGAACTACAGATAAAACAAGCGGAGATGCAGCGTAAAACTGCTAAAGACACAGCAGAACTAGAGATAAAACAAGCAGAACAGAAGCGTAAAACTAACAAAGATAAAGCAGATATGATTTTAGATGCTAAAGAGTTAGAGTTAGAAACTGCTAAAGCAAATGTAGATATGTCTTTGGATATACAGGAAGCTGAAAGAAATGTTAACAAAGACCTTATGGACATAGTAAATACAGAGAGTGGTAAAGAATAATGGCAGAAACTATCTTTGAAGTACTAATTAAAAAGTTTGAAGAAGATAGATCGTCTGCGTTAAACTTCGTAACGTCTGGTGGAGCAAAAGACTTCGCTGGGTATAAAGAAGTTACAGGTTACATACGAGGTCTGGACACCTGTGTACGAAACGTAAAAGACCTCTCGCGCAATTACATGGATGATGACGATGAGTGAAGCTGAATCTATAACTGAAGAACAGTTAGAAGATATGATACCAACTCCCGTAGGTTATAGAGTACTTATAGCCTTACCTCAAGTAGAAGAAACTTTCCAAGATAGTGAGCTTATTAAATCCTCACAGACACGACATGAAGAACATGTAATGTCTATTATAGGGTTGGTGGTTGATGTAGGGGAGCAAGCATACGCGGATAAGGACAGGTTCCCCACAGGTGCTTGGTGTAAACAAGGTGACTACGTTATGTTTCGCGCTAACTCTGGCACTAGGTTTAAGATAAGCGGTACAGAGTATCGTCTTATGAATGACGACTCTGTAGAGGCAGTTGTCCCAGACCCCACAGGTATATCTAGAGCGTAAGGAGTTATCATGCCGTTTCAAAAAGTAGAGTACGAATTCCCAGAAACAGACGTAGAAGAAGGTTCTACAGATATAGAAATAGAAGCTTCTGACGAAATAGAAATCGAGCTACCCGGAAAAGAAAAAGCGCAAGAGGTTGTAGAAGCTCCTGAACCAGATATAGAGGTATTAAATGATGTACCTGAACCAGATATAGAGGTAGTAAATGATGTACCTGAAAAAGATAGAAATCGCCTCCCGTCTACACCTCCTGAAGAAGTCACTGACGAAGAGTTGGAAGACTATTCAGACAAAGTGCAAAAGCGTATTCGCCACTTTAGTAAAGGCTACCACGATGAGCGCAGAGCGAAAGAAACGGCTGAACGTCAAAGTAAAGAGTTGGAAACTCTGGCGCAAAAACTCTTAAATGAGAATAACAACCTAAAGGATAACTTATCTAAGAATAAAGATGTCCTTATGCGGCAAGCTAAAAAAGCCGTAGAGAATGATTTTGAAAAAGCTAAAACTGCGTATAGAAGTGCTTATGAGGAGGGTGACTCTGAAAGACTGCTAGACGCGCAGAATGCGTTGACTAAAGCTGAAATAGCTACACAGCGTTTAGATACGTTGCAGAATAACAACCAAGCTTTACAAACTTCTGAAAATAAAGTACAAACTAGTATTAGAGAACCCCAAAATAATGCTACAGTTCCTGTTGATAGCAGAGCTTTACAGTGGCAAGAAAATAATAAGTGGTTTGGGACTGTAGCGAACGAACCCGAAACAGCCTTTGCTTTAGGGCTGCATAAGCAAATTACGGAGGCGGAAGGAGTTTCTGCTGACAGCGACGAATACTACGATAGGTTAAACTCTCGTATGCTAAGTAAGTTCCCCGAATTATTTGGGGAAACCAATGAACAGGAGGTACGAGTACCAAAAGCTAGACCAGACAATGTGGTTGCACCCGCTACGCGGAGCACAGCACCTAGAAAAATTAGGTTAACGCAAACACAAGTAGCTCTGTCTAAAAGATTGGGACTTACTCCCGCACAGTACGCCAAACAGGTTGCACTAGATATGGGGAAACAATAATGGCTGAAAACAGAGTTGACCGTAAATTAGAGACACGAGACAAGTCGTCTAGGAAAAAGCATTGGCAGCGACCAGAAACATTACCCTCGCCAACGCCAAGACCCGGATACACCCATCGTTGGGTACGAGTCAGTTCTCGCGGTACTGTTGATGCCACTAATGTATCTTCTAAAATGAGAGAAGGTTGGGAACCAGTAAAAGCGGTCGATCATCCAGAAGTAACACTTGTTGATATTGAGCAAGAAAGATTTGCTGACAACATTGTTATAGGAGGATTATTGCTTTGTGAGGCTCCACTTGAACTGGTGGGGGAACGTAGAGAATACTACGAAGCCCAAACAGGGAATCAAATGCAGTCCGTGGATAACAACCTTATGAGAGAAAGTGACCCCCGTATGCCTATATTTAATAATAGGAAGACTAAGGTTACTTTCGGAAATGGAACTTAAATACAGGAGTATATAAGCGATGGCTTATCCTACTATTGATGCCCCTTATGGGCTAGTTCCGGTAAAACTGTTAAGTGGCGTTCCTTTTGTTGGTCTTACTAGGCAATATTCTATTGCCAGTGCTTATGGTACCAATATTTTTCATGGGGATGCTGTAAAACTAGTTACCGGAGGCACCATAGAGCGTGATACAGCAGATGCTGCTATGACACCTATTGGTGTATTTTTAGGCTGTACCTTTACAGACCCTAGTTCAGGAAATGTTACTTTCAGGCAGTATTTTCCTGCCAGTACCGCAGCTTCTGATATTATGGCCTATGTAGCAGATGGAACTGACATCCTTTTCAAGGCTGCAGTTGTGTCTTCAGGCGAAACGATTGGCGATCTGGCTATTACAGATATTGGTGCTAATGTTGCAGGTGTGGATAACACTGGTAGCACTATCACAGGTAACTCTAAAGTAGCTATATTAGATACGTCAGCAACAACCAACACGCTGCCCTTCCGCATTGTAGCCCTAGTAGAAGAGACTAAAAATTCTTCTGGTGGGTACACTGAAGCTTATGTTAAGTGGAATGCTGGGCACCAATTCGATAACGCAACCGGGATATAGGAGTAGTGTAACATGGCAATTTCACGCGCCCAATTACTAAAAGAACTTCTTCCCGGATTGAATGCTTTATTCGGATTGGAGTACGCTAAGTACGGGGAAGAAACTTCAGAGATTTTTGAAACAGAATCTTCTGACCGTTCTTTTGAAGAAGAAACAAAGCTGTCAGGATTTTCTGCGGCACCTGTTAAAGACGAAGGCTCTGCCATCGAATATGACAATGCCCAAGAGACCTTTACGGCTCGATATACACACGAAACCATTGCAATGGGATTTTCGGTGACTGAGGAAGCGATTGAAGATAATCTTTATGACTCCTTGTCAGCCAGATATACCAAAGCACTGGCTCGTGCTATGGCTTACACGAAGCAAGTTAAGGGGGCAGCAATCCTTAACAACGCTTTCGCTGCAGCTACAACTTATGGGGACGGACAGACTCTTTGTTCTACTGCTCACCCATTAGTTTCTGGTGGTACCAACTCAAACCGTCCAACTACAGCCGCTGATTTGAATGAGACTTCTTTGGAAGCCGCTATTATTCAGATTGGGGGTTGGACTGATGAACGTGGTTTGTTGATCGCTGCTAGACCTACTAAGCTTGTAATTCCGTCTGACCTCCAGTTCGTGGCAACACGTTTGTTGGAGACAGAAGGTCGAGTTGGCACTGCAGACAATGACCTCAACGCGATTCGCAGTAACGGTGCAATTCCGGGCGGATACACAGTCAACCACTATCTTACTGATACAGATGCGTGGTTCTTGATGACTGATGTACCGAACGGGTTGAAGCACTTTGTGCGAACCCCGATGTCAACGTCTATGGATGCTGACTTCGATACGGGTAACAGCCGATACAAGGCAAGAGAAAGGTACTCCTTTGGGGTATCTGATCCGCTTGGTATCTACGGTTCACCCGGAGCGTAATGAAGAAGGGGGTGTAAAAGCCCCCTTTTTTATGTAATCTATAATATTCTATCCCTGACAGGGGCATACTGCGCCTGACACTAGCCACGACAGGAGATACTCATGGCGAATACAACTTTTAACGGCCCCGTCCGTTCCGAAAACGGTTTTGAAACCGTATCTAAAAATGCAACTACTGGTGAAATTACAATCATCAGTGGTAACAAAATGGCTACCGAAGCCCTTGGCTCTGCCGGTATAGAAGGCACTGCCGAACTCTATATTACTCAAGTAGAACGCTTTAAAAGTGACACCACTACTGATGTAAACATTGTTAAAACGACAATCATGCTAGATCTTACTGGTCTTGCTTCTACCGCTGCTGGCGACATTATTGGTGATGCTGACACTGGAGTAGCCTATATAGGCCGTGTCACTACAGCCGATAGCGGAGTTGTCTTTGGTGTAACTATGGAGTGTTACGAGACTCCTGCTGGTGGCGATCCCGACATTGATCTTTATTCAGCTACTGAAGCAACGGGTGTAGAAAATGACCCTATTACCGGCTTGACTGAGACCTTGATTATTAATGGTGGCGATGCTGCTGTAGGGACAAGGACTGTAGGCGGAACAATTGTTGCCGATCAATACCTCTACCTAGTAGCTGGAGCAACAACTAACGCTACTTATACTGCTGGCAGGTTGGTTATCACAATATTAGGCTACGATGTAGCGTCATAACGATTGCTTAAACTGCAAATTGAATGGTTGGTTGCGGGTATTCTCGC